TAAAACAAGGAGTTCTACTAATACCATAAAAAAAATAAATAAAACAAAATTAAAAGATATTTATAAAATAAAAAGATTATGGCATTAACAGGAAAAACAATTGGGGAATTAACCTATTTGGAACCCCAACACCCACACCTACACCAAGTTCTACACCTACACCTGAGTTATTAGATGCAATTATTGTAGGTGTCAATACCTACATATCTGTTAATACAAATGAATACTTAATGTATTAGTTGTGTCATAATTAACTATTGAAATATTTATTTCTATAGTTAAATTATTAATATGGAAAATAATAATCAAAATCTGACGGTTTGGCAAAGGTTGTCCAAGACATTTGGACCCGATTCAACATTAGGTCAAGGACAACCAGATTACAAGTTAGATAAAAAAGAACTCTTAAAAACTCAAGACAAGGCCGAATACGAAAGAGCCAAGTTACAAAATCAACAATCGTTATATCTTAGCACCAATTGGGCTAAAGTTGAGAATAATCTATATACACAGGCGGTTTATTATGAACCAACAAGATTAGCCGCGTTTTATGATTATGAATCTATGGAATATACTCCTGAGATCTCAACAGCTTTAGACATCTACGCTGAGGAATCAACAACTCCTGATGCCAATGGTTATATATTACAGGTTTATTCAGAATCAAAAAGAATTAAAAGTATATTAGTTGATTTATTTGTTAATGTATTAGATATTAATACTAACTTACCAATGTGGATTAGAAACATGTGTAAGTATGGTGATAATTTTGTTTATTTAAAATTAGACCACGAAAAAGGAGTTACTGGTTGTTTACAACTACCAAATATTGAAATTGAAAGACTTGAAAGGGGTGTTGACTCTCGAACTTATAGTGCAACAATTAACATCAATAGAAAGGCTTTAAAGTTTGTATGGAAAGCAAGAGACGCTGAGTTCAACACTTGGGAGGTTGCACACTTTAGATTATTAGGTGACGATAGAAAACTTCCTTATGGAACATCAATGTTAGAAAAAGCTCGTCGTATTTGGAAACAATTAGTATTAGCGGAAGATGCGATGTTAATCTATAGAACATCAAGAGCTCCTGAAAGAAGGGTATTTAAAGTATTTGTTGGGAACATGGACGATAAAGATGTTGAAGCTTACGTTCAAAGAGTTGCCAACAAATTCAAAAGAGATCAAGTTGTTGATAGAAAAACAGGAAATGTTGATTTAAGATTTAATCAAATGGCCGTGGATCAAGATTACTTTATTCCTGTTCGTGATGCAACACAGGGGAGTCCTATTGATACTTTACCTGGTGGAACAAATTTATCTGAAATTGCAGATATTGAATATATTCAAAAGAAACTTGTTACAGCACTTCGTATCCCTAAAGCATACTTAGGATTTGAAGAACCTGTTGGTGATGGTAAAAACTTATCATTATTGGATATTCGTTTTGCAAGAACAATTAATAGAATTCAAAAATCGGCATTGGCTGAGTTAAATAAAATTGCGATTATTCACTTATTTTTGATGGGATTTGAAGACGAGTTGTCAAACTTTACTTTACAACTTACAAATCCTTCTAAACAAGCAGATCTTTTAATGATTGATGTTTGGAAAGAAAAAGTAACACTGTATAAAGATATGGTTGGTGAAATTGCTAAATCAATTCAACCAACGTCTGCGACATGGGCTAAAAAACACATTTTTGGTTTCTCAGATGATGAAATTAAATTGGAACTTCAACAAATCAGAATGGAAAGAGCGGTTTCTGCTGAGTTAGATAATACCGCAACAATTATTACAAGCACAGGAATATTTAACACCGTAGATAAGTTATATAAACCGGTATCAGGATCTACCGCAGGGGCACCGGCAGAAGGAGGAGCACCGGCAGAAGGAGGAGCACCACCTCCACCTCCAGGACCTGAAGCGGGTGGAGCACCACCAATTCCTGAATCTTCAGATAGAAAAGAAAAAAATAAATTAATATTAGAATCATTAAATGATGATTTTGACGAAGATGAATTTTTGGACTTTCAAAAAGTTAATGGATCTTTAGGGTTAATGGAAGATGAGTTAAATAAACTTCTTGGTGACTAATATTTATAGATATGAGTAAATTAGAAAAATTACCAGAAAAAAATTTTAAATTCATTCTAAAACGAATGTATGACGATATTGATCGATTTGGTCGAAATGGAGATTTAATTTCGCATGCTAATCAAAAAATAATAAAAGATATTTTTGATGATATTGGTATATCAATCGATCAAGATGATTTAGGATTTATTTTGGCATTATACAAGTTAAACCCTAATTTTGCCACTGAAAAAATAAAAATTCCCGAACTTCACACATATGAAGTAATAACTAAAAGATATGCTAACGTTAGTATTAGAGAATATTGGAAAAATGAAGTTAATAGTTATTTTGAAGACGAAGATGATGTTAATGATTTTATTTCTTGGTTTGGTGATGATTGGTGGGAAGGTGAAATGATTGATAGAGAAGATTATGATGAAGAAACAACAGATACCGATATTGATGAAATAAATAAATTAACTTGATATTTATTATAAAACAAAAAAAAATGAAAGTCGGAGAATTAAAATCAAAAATAGAAAATCAACTAGTTGAGTCATACAAAAAAAATTCATTTAAAGAAAATATTTTTATTTTTGAAGAATTGGTTTTGAAAAATAAAAATATCTCAAAACTTTTTTTCTTATATGATGAGTTGTCAAATAAAAAAGGACTTTCAGAAAATGTTGCAAACGAATTCATACATGAGTCAATCGTGGCTTACGAAAATTTGATCAACAAAGTTAACCCATTACATTTAAGAGAATTAAATGCTTGGGCTGGTCATCAGAAATGTGAAAATAATTATGAAAAAATTGATAATTTATTTTCCACAAGTGTTTTGACTCTTGAAAACAAAATTAAAAGTAAAAAAATGATTTTAGAGGGATTAACTCAAAAAGAAAATAAAACTGATGAGGTGATAAAAGTTCCATTAAAATCTATGGTTTCTGTGGCAAACAAAACAATATCTAAATTTATTTCTTCTCTAACAGAATCTGAAAGAAAAGAATTAAAAGTAATTTTAAATACCCCAAAAGAAACTTTGGTTGAGAACTATAACTCTCAAAAAGAAGACGTTATTTCAAAATTAGAAGATCAAAAAAATAACGAAACCGATTCTGAAACAATCTCAACCATAAATCAAGTGTTAACAAGATTGCAAACAGAATCATTTTCAGAACTGAATTACTATAAGTTAAAACAACTTAACGAAGGACTTTAATTCTTTTTGGATTTTACTTTTTGAACGTAAGCCGCCTTTTTGTTTTCTTCTCTTTTTATTACTGAAGGTTTAACAAATTCTTTTCTTTGAAACAAAACACTATTTTGTTTTGTTTTAATAACTTTTCCTTTAAGGTCTTTTAAAGCCTTTTCAATATTACCTTTTTTTACTTCTATAATTAACATAAGTTTTTTTAGTTTGTTGATATAAATATAATAATTTATTACAATTGTTTAAAAATAAACATTTCGAGTATGAAAAAAATCTATGAAAAAAGGAAAAACTATCAAATTAAGTGGTTACAGAACGTTCAAATCACACTATGGAACAATTGATTCCACTAATCTAAAATCAATTTTTATAAACATCCAAAGTTGGGTTGAACCAAAAGAAGAAGTTGAAAATTGGAATCGAGTTGTTTTAAATATGACAAGATCAATAAAACACACAATTTTAGAAAACATAAACAAAGAAGTTTTTGACACAAAATTTATCGTAGATTTAGACTTAAGAACAAGTGGAATACAACTTCAAAAAAAATCCTTTATGAATTTAGAAATAAATTTATTCGTTTTAGAACCGATGGATTTTAAATCACCAAAATTAAAAAAATACGTCAAGTCCCTAATTAAAGAAGTATATGGTGACGTAATGAATAAAAACAAATACTTCAAATTCTACCTTACAAAAAAAGGAAATATCAAACCCGTCAAAAAAGAAACCGAAACTAATTAGTATTTATAAAGAAAACATTAAATGGACAATTTAAAAATATTAGGACCAAGAGATTCAGGTCGTGGAATTCTTGTTGAGTATGATGCGGGTTATATCGATCCGAATGAAAGAAGAAACTTATCTATGATAAGGGAGAATCGTGATATGTTGGATCATTCAAAACCTTTTGAATTTTATGCCGTATTACAAAAATATAACACCCCAAATAGAAACGGAAGAATCTATCCTGAAAAGATTTTAAAAAGAGAAGCCGAGAATTATAAAAAGATGATTCAAAAAGGAACCGCTCTTTCAGAACTAAACCACCCTGAGTCTTCTCTAATTGACTTAGATAGAGTATCACACGCCATTACTGATATATGGTGGGAAGGTCCTGTATTATTGGGTAAATTAAAATTACTTACAAGTCCAGGTTTTCACGAAAGAGGTATTGTATCAACAAAAGGAGATTTAGCAGCTAACTATCTTCGTCAGGGAGTTACTTTGGGTATTTCTTCTCGTGGAGTTGGGTCTCTTAAAAAAGTTGGTGAACAAAACGAAGTTCAGGATGATTTTGAATTAATTTGTTTTGACCTTGTATCTTCACCTTCTACACCAGGAGCTTATTTGTTTAGTGAACCTGATCAAAGATTTCAGTTTGAAGAAAATCTTGAGGAGGAGAAAAAAATGAATGCTGAACGACATGTTGGTGAATCTGGTTCTAAATCACTTGACTTAATGAAAAGATTATCCGATTATTTGGATAAATAACAAAATTATGGATGAGAAGTATTTTATAGCAAGAATCACAACTGATATGGTTGATGAGAACACAGGAAAAGTGAAAAAAATGAAAGAAGAGAAATTGGTAAAAGGTTATTCACCTACCGATGTTGAGGCGAAAGTAACAAAAGTTTACGAAAATTATTCTATGGATTGGAGAATTACGGCTATCGTTGAATCTAAAATCGATGAGGTAATCGAAGGATAAAACTTCTAAGAATAAAATTTTAAAAGGGGAAAGACAATAGTTTTTCCCTTTTTTTTGTGCCATAATATCTAAAAAATGAATTTTTTTTATTTGTTGTGATATTTATTAGAAAAATATTTTATAAAAAGTATGGCAAATAACAAAAATGTAGTAGAAGATGCTCTTTTTCAAATTAGAAATTTGGAAGAAACTCTACAAGAAAATGCAAAAGGAATACTTCAGTCTACAATGACAGAAGAAATCAGACAATTAGTAAAAGAATCTCTGAAAGAACAAGAAGATGAGGTTGAGAATGATGAAGTCGATGTTGACGATCAAGACATGATGGCGGATGATCAAATGGCTATGGATGATGATGACGCAGCAGTAGCTGATGATGATTTCGCAGATGATGATTTTTCTGATGAAGATGATTCTGACGATGACGAAACAATCGACATGACAGGTGCTTCAGATGCAGAAGTTTTAAAGGTATTTAAAGCTATGGGTGATGATGATGGAATTATCGTTAAAAAAGAGGGAGGAAATATCCACCTTCAAGATGGTGATAATGACTATATGATCCAATTAGGTGAATCTGAAGAACAATACGAAAATATGTATGAAGTCGAAATGGACGAAGAAGATGAATTCGTTGGTTTAGAAGATGAAATTTCCGAGTTCAATTGGGGTGGTGCTGCAATGGGTGCTATCAAAGGTGGTTTTGGTCTTGACGAAGAAGAAACTGTCTACGAAATTGAATTAGATGACATGGGTGACATGATGGAAGAAGATGACATGATGAAAATGGATGATTACATGATGGAAGAAGATGACATGATGGGAATGGATGATTACATGATGGAAGAAGATGACATGATGGAAGAAGATGACATGATGAAAATGGATGATTACATGATGGAATCAAAAAAATCTGTTAAACCAAAAGGAGTTGGAATTGGTAAAGGTCCTAAATTTAGTTACGATAAAAAACCTAACATGGGTGGAGGTTTCAATGAAAAAAGAAAAGAAGCTTTTGGAAAAGGAACTAAAGCAATGGGAACTGGTAAAGCCAAATTTGAATACAAAGAAGGTGAAAACATGAAAGGAGATATGACTAAAGTTAAGAAAGCTGAAACAAAAGAAGCTTCAAGAACTTTGGGTAATGGATCTAAAGATGGAAGTAGAGGTCTAAGAAAGGCGAGAACAAACAATAGAAATATGAGTTTTAACCCTTTCAAACTTCACGAAACTGAATCTAATGGAGAAATAAACTTATTAAGAGAAAAGAATGAAGAATACAGAAAAGCTCTTGATGTGTTTAGAACAAAGTTAAATGAGGTTGCAGTTTTCAATTCCAATTTAGCATACGCTACTCGTTTATTCACTGAACATTCGACAACAAAACAAGAAAAAATAAATATTCTTAAAAGATTTGATAATGTTGAGTCTTTGAAAGAATCAAAAAATTTATACAGAACAATTAAAAGTGAATTGAATTCAGGTTCTGCATCAGAAACTAAACTTAATGAATCAATTGAAAGAACTGTAAATAGAACTGTTGAAACAGGTTCATCAGTTAATTTGATTGAATCAAAAACTTATGAAAATCCTCAATACTTAAGAATGAAGGATTTGATGAGTAAAATATAAATAAACAATAAACATAAATAATAAAAACCAAAAAAAAATGGGAGCATTATTAGAATCAGGTCTTGTTGGTAACATCGGTTTGAAACACCTTAAAGTTATCAAAGAAGACACAATTAACAAATGGGACAAATTAGGCTTTTTAGATGGTCTAAGAGGTCACTTAAAAGAAAACGTAGCACAGTTATATGAAAACCAAGCTTCTTTCTTGATTAACGAAGCAACTGCTGATGGATCTTCTAACGGAGCATTCGAAACAGTTGTTTTTCCAATCGTAAGAAGAGTTTTCTCTAAATTGTTGGCTAACGATATCGTATCAGTACAAGCTATGAACTTACCAATCGGTAAATTGTTCTACTTTGTGCCAAGAATCCAAGGTTATTCAAACGCAGGGTCAGTTGCTAACTTCCCTAACAACCCAACAGGTGGTGATCATTACGCACCTATCGGTTCACCAAATAACCCAAATGGAGATCCTAATCAAGGTTATCCAGGGGCACCGGCACCTAACTATCCTTATACAAAAGATCTTTACGATTTATTCTATGAAGGAAATGAGGCAAGTTTAGATCCTCCAGGATTATTTGACTACTCTAAAGGTAAGTTTACCGCAGTTACTGCAAACACAGTTATACAAGCATGGGCAGGTTCATCTCTTGTTGATGCAAGTATTAACGCTGGAACACCTGCTGGTGGAACATTAATTCCTTCAGGAAATACACGAAAAGTAATTGTTAGACTTTGTGGTTTTGCGAACGCAGGTACTGGTAAACTTATCGGTCCTGATGGTAACGAAATGGATACAGAATCTTTCCTTTCGGATCTTAGAATATATGGTGCAGCCGCTTTAAGTGCTAGCACAACACCATGTGATGTTATCCAAAATGCTGCAGGACAATACTTACCATTGTTATTTAGAGTAGTTACTCAAATCTACGGTAAAGGAATAGTTCAACCAACCTCTACAAATACAGCAACTGTATTCGGTAACTCAGGTAATGCAACAGGAACTAACACTGGTAACGGTGGAAGTTACAATGATATTTGCGATCAAAATGGTTGTATCTATTTAGAAGTTGATTTATCTTGTCCAGTATGTGCTGATTGTAACTCAACATCATTAGATGGTTACACAGGAACAACTATCTTTTCAGGTGCTTCAGGAACTTCTTTCACGGCTTATTATAGAAGATATGCAAACCTTGAGTTCGAAGATGAGATCGGTGAAGTTTCTTTCGATTTAGAATCTGTAACAGTTTCTGTGACTGAAAGAAAACTAAGAGCACAATGGTCTCCTGAATTAGCTCAAGACGTTGCTGCATTCCACAACATCGATGCTGAAGCTGAATTGACAGCATTATTGTCAGAGCAAGTTGCAGCTGAGATCGACCGTGAAATTTTACGTGACTTACGTAAAGGTGCAGCTTGGAACTTACGTTGGGACTACAACGGATGGAGAAGAATTAACGCTACTACATCTTACACTCAAAAAGACTGGAACCAAACTTTGATTACAGCAATCAACCAATTGTCAGCACAAATCCACAAATCTACTTTGAGAGGTGGTGCTAACTGGATCGTTGTATCTTCTGAGGTTTCTGCAATCTTTGATGATTTAGAATACTTCCACGTATCTAACGCAGCTCCTGAGCAAGATCAATACAACATGGGTATTGAAAGAGTTGGAACATTATCAGGTCGTTACCAAGTTTACCGTGATCCTTACTTCCCACCAAACCAAGTTTTGATTGGACACAAAGGAACTTCATTGTTAGACACAGGTTACATTTACGCACCGTATGTTCCTCTACAATTAACACCTACAATGTATAACCCATTCAACTTCACGCCAATCAAAGGTATTATGACCAGATACGCGAAAAAAATGGTAAATAATCGCTTTTATGGCCGAATTACTGTTGATGGTGTTAGAACGTTCGATTTAAGAGAATTGAGATAATCAAAATCTTAAAAATAACATTAAAGGGACAAGAAATTGTCCCTTTTTTTATTTAAGTAAAGTTCTAATTGCTTTTGAAATGATTTCAGTTTCACCGATTGTAAAAGATCCTTTTCTATGTGCGGACTTCACAGATTCAACTAAATAATAAAGTGCATGTTCATTATCCATAGTGGACAATATAAGTTCTAAATGTTCTTCAGATAATAAATCTATTGTCCCAAAAAGATTTCCGTATTTTTCTTGTTCCATAACAGAAATATAAGATATTTATAATTATAATCAAATGAATAAGTTAGATCAAATAATTAAAAAAGTAATAAAGGAAGCAACTGGTGATAGTAGTGGTGGTAGAGGAAGTTACTCACCACCGATGCAACCTGGTCTTAGATATTGGGAAGATCCATCTTTGGGTCCTTTTACTGATGCGGTGTCAGACTTTAAAAGTCCTTTAGTTCAGTATGATAGTTATGATGAAAAATTCGATCTTAGAAGAAACCAAATTATTAAATTAGAAAAAAACGCAGCTAAAATACAAGATTTTATCAAACATCACCCCTACTCAACATTTTCAGATGATGATGGTAATCCTGTAAATCCATACATGCAAGATGGATTTAATCCAAATGTAAAAGAAAAATTATCACCATTCACACAAAAAGTCCCATTTAATGAGTGGATAGAATTGTCTGATGATAATTTATTAAATGAGACTAGCACTACAGTTACCGCAGGTCCATACAACGCACCTTTAGAAATTGGTATTTATAAATGGAAAAATGAATTAGACCCTTTTACCGATTCTGTTGATTCATTTTATAATAGAACAATTAAAAAAAACACTCTTAAAAATAATATAAAAAGAACAGTTGGTGTTTGGGAAAAAGATAAAAATGGATCGTATAAAAGAGATATAGATTACCCTAATACAATCAATGAAGATTTAGCCGTGTGGTTTGGTAAAAAGAAGAAACCTAAAGGATCTTCTCAACCAAAAGGACCATGGGTAAACATTTGTCGTAAAGTCGATGGAAAACACCCTCCCTGTGGTAGAACAAATACAAGTAAAGGGGCTTATCCAAAATGTCGAGCCGCTGGTGTAGCATCTAAAATGAGTGATTCTCAAAAAAGATCTGCTTGTCAACAAAAAAGAAGAGCTGAAAAAAGAGATACTCAAACAGGTAAAGGTCAAAAACCTGTTATGACAAGTTATAAACCAAGAAAAAAATAATTATTATGAATATAAATAGATTTAAACAACTTTTAGAATCAACAATGGGAAATGTTAAACCATTGTTGTTAGAACAATTAACAATTGCTCCTGATCAAACTATTAAACTTAATTGTAAAAATATACAAACAAATACAGAAAAACCGATTGAAGGATCTGTCGATCAAGAAGTTCGAAATGCCTCTCGTGGAAGCCTCGATAGCGGTGAATATATAGAACCTGAAGATAATGTGACGGAGTTTTTTGTAAAAACTATGTTACCACCTGGTGCGTTAGGGTTTGAACAAGAAAAAGCCGAACCGGTTTATATTGAAAAAATTAATCAAGACTTTAAAGATACTTTTAATGTTACTTCAGGACATGTTTTAACTCATTTTGAAAACGGATCTAGATTTTATTGTAAGGTTATAGATATAAGTGATCAGTTAAAATCTGAACTAAAAAATAATGATGTTGATTTAACTACCTAAGAGTATCTCCTTTAAAAATAACAGTTTTATAAATATAAGTATTTCCAAATTCTTCAATTTGTTCTTTTGTCCAATTTTCTTTCATAAACTTCACATCTTCACTCTGAAATCTATCGGCCATACTTTGTGTATAAATTGGTTTTGTTTTTTCGTATAAACTTGAATAGGCATCACAACCTGCATTTTTAGAAGTTTTACAACTAAGTAATGTTAGTGACAAAATAGTTAGAATTATTAGACTTTTCATTTTTACTGATCTTTTTGGGTTTCTTTAATTATTGCTTCATATACTTTATCTAACGTATTTTTTATATTAGACTTAATTGTAATTTCAGTGTTTGATCTTCTTTTTTCAGTTTCTGTATCATATAAATATGTAATTCTTTCGTAATCTCTATTAGAAAGTCTAACATCATAATGAAAAACGTGATTTGTTATTTCGACTCTTCCATAATCAATTAAGATAAAAAGATTTAACTTTTCATTAATTATAAATCTTTTTTGAGACATGGGTGCGATCATAAAATCTGAATCTTTATCAGAAATCAATTTTACACAAATTTTAAATGCTGTTTTTTCATGTAACTCGACTTCTTCATAAGTCTTCATTGATGAAGATCTACCAATCTTATTTAATCTTACTTTAAATCGTTTGTAGAACCTGTTGAATAATTTTTTCATACGTTTGTTTTATTGTTCTACAAATATATGAATTAATTAGATTAAAAAAAAATTTTTAGAAAAAAATTTCTTAAAAAAGTGGTTTTATTTTTTTTTAACAATAAGGTGGGGAACATTTTTTCTTTCCGTCTAATCCTTTGATTTTACCTTTACATACTTGGACAGCGTGGCCATTACTATAAGCGGAAGGGTATACGTCATATTTTGCCTTAGCAGATGCCTTACCTCTAGCACAAAGTTTTGTTCCAGTTTTTTTTCTACCTTCCATCATCATATCATCAGAATGATCTTCACCCTCCACTTCATTCATGATAAAATCAAAAACTTGATCCATATTGTTTTTTGCTTCACTAATATGATCTTGGGCCCAATCATGTCCATGTTCTAATATTTCTTCAATCATTGATTGATCCATATCTAATAATAAATCACATTGTCTTCTCATTTGTTCTAAATTTGAAAAGAACATATATCTCGAAGATCTTTCTTCGTGAGTTTCTCTAATAACTTTTCTAATGATTAAGTTTAAATTTTTCATATATTAGTTGTTTAATCCATTTGGTCCTCCTAATTGAACCGCGTTTAATTGAGTAACCGCATTTCCGTAATTGTTTGTGTATACAGGATGAGGAAATTCTAACTCTACAGGATTTCCATCACAGTCGGTTGTGCAAAGTGTGTATGCAGTATTTGCTGAAGTTGGGATGTTATATCCTTCACATACATTACATTCTTCATATGGTCCTAATATAAATGATATTGAATCTGTAGGTTCATCTCCTGAACTCCAATCTTCAAATACGAAACAACCTGTAGATCCTGTTAATTCTAAATAATATGATTGAAGAAATGATGGGATCGTGTTAAATTCATTAACATCGATAGATACAGTTGACGCAGAGTTTGAGCATTCTGAGAAAATAAAAACACCATCTGTAGATTGAATGCAAGAAATACAATCAGTATAACCTGAACCTGTTACAATATTAAAATCTACTGTATCTCCTGAATTTGCTAATGATGTAATAGTAAAACAACCAAATGGCCCAATCGCCCCAACAACATCACCAATATTGTATTCTGTTGTGGAACTTAATACCGCAACAGTCGTCGAATCTACACAACTTTGACCTGAATAATAATAATCTGCCATAATATTTTATTTTATAAATATCTCTTTATTCTGATTTAACATTTACAATAAAGAAATTAATTTGTTGTTTGTAAACATTAATCTGACCTGAAGTGGTCACTTTAATATCTACAAAGTATTCATTTGGTATTTTATCTCTTGTATCAAACATAAAATAATATTCATTTGGAGTTCTATTCAAAGTTGTCCAATCTTGAACGACAACCTCAGTTGTTCCCTCTTTAACATATACTCTATATTGACCATCCACATTCGGAAGTTGTTTATTAGTAGTATATGCCTGTTTAATAATAACTCCAACTTTTCTAATATCTGTATTTAATATTCTTTCATCTTGTTTTAATCCATAATAAGAAAATCCGTATTGTGATGGATCATTTGT